TTAAATATTCTGCATTTAGTTCATAGATTAATTTAAATTCTCTACCTTGAGCTTGATGTATTCTTTTATGAATAGCAGAAAATACTTTAGATCCTTGTTCTATTAAAGCAACAGTAGTTCCAACTGGACCTGATCCAGCAGAATCACCAATCATTGCATCTGCAATAGAAGCAAAACGTCTCCCTGACTCAGTTAATACTCCAAGTAGTTGAAGTAATGTCGGTGAAGGTTCCTTAAAAGGAAGAGGGATAAAACTTTTTCTAAGATCATCACCATATGCTTCAACTTCAACCCACTCACCAGGAGAGACAGTAATATCTCCTCCTTCAATTCTTGCTCCTTTAGCTCTAAAACCTCCATTGAGGTTAGCAAAGGCAGCTGAATCAAGTAATGCTCTAAGAGCACCAGTACTTGCGTGTTGTAGTCCGCCGATCATTTGAATAAGGCCAAAGCCATAGAAGCCTAAGCCAGGAAGATATTTATAATGTATAAAGTAAGTTCTTTTTCTTCTTAATGTATCTTCTTCTTTCCAATTTCTTCTAATAGATAAAACTTGTTGTGATTCATAATCTATTGTAACAATATAAGGTAAAGCTAATTCATTTTTATCTTCACCTAAATCTAAATTAGTATGAACTTCTAATATAGTATGAATTTTATCTGCCATACTAGGAGACATTCCTTCTAATCTTTGTATAGTTTGTTCAACCATGTCTCCATCGTTATTACTTCCTGATCCGCCAGCTTCTGATTTAGTTAAAGCTATATCTTTATAGACACCTGATATTTGATATTTTCTAATATCATTCCTTGTTAATTTCATTACTTGTGTATATCTTTCAGCAGTTTCTAAATCTGTATTTTCCATAGAAATTACAAAATCTTCTGCTGGTACAAATTTAGAGCAAATTCTATCTAATGTATTATCAAAATAAACTTTTTTAAAAGCACTTCCTGCAAGAGCTAAATAAAATAACATTTGATCTAGTTCATTAAAGTAGTCTGGAATTTCTTGAGTAACTTGAAAATTCATAAAGTCTTGAACTCTTTGAGCTTGTTCTAATTTTTTATCAGTAACTTTTCCAATGATTTGAGTTTTAACAGGGCCACCAGCTGGAAACATTTCTGCAATAGCTCTCGCTTGAAACTGAGTTGCTGCTTCTGCAAGTAATGGGTGATGAACACCAGAAGCTCCTGGGAAAGGATCTTGTCTATCTTCGACAATTACTCCTAACATTCTTAAACCTTTAGAATATTGGTCTTCCCAGTTTTTTCTAGAGCTTTTATCATCTTCATAAGCTCTAGTTAATTCTTTACCTAAAAGACCAACTTCTGTTTCGTTTAGTTCTTCTGCTAAATTAGAATAATGATTACTTTCAAAGACTTCTTCATCTTTTTCAGTTTGATCTTGATCAATATCTACATTAACTTTTTCACCTTTATCGTCAGTGAATTGTAATTTTTTTTTATCTAATTCAACTTCCATTATTTTTTCTTCTTCTTTTTTGCTATTTTACTTCCATACTTTTTAGACCAGCTTTTCGCTATCTTTGGATGATTCTTATAAAGATAACGTCTTTGTTTTTCTGATCTAAAAGGCATTAACTTTTAGCAGTTTTAGCAGAACGTCTTAATGCAGCATCAGAAACAGTTCCTTTACCTTTACGGCTAGTCCCTGCTTTTTTTCTTTTGTTCATATTATAATACAAACCTTTTTTTGCTACTCGTCCGCTTTTGGTTTTGTGATAACCTTTTTTCATAAGTTTTCCAAATCCTTCTCTGTTAATCACTTACTTTTTTTTCTTAAAACCGTAAGTGCCTTTTGGTTTTCTTGTAGCTTTTGCTACTTTTCTTCGACCAGCCATTGACATTTTTTTACCAGATTGTTTTCCTCTAGTCATGCCTAACTGTTCGTCTTTTCTTGCATTGTATCCTTGTTTTTTCATATCAGTATACCTCCTGGTTCATACCATACTTTCCTAATAGTAGATATAAAACAAAAATTTTGATTATTCTAGTATTAATTTTTTAATTGATCGAGATCCATCAATATTACTTTCAAGCTCTGCCATTGACTTAATACACTGGTATTCAATGTTATTATTCTTGTTTGTTCTCATTGCAACTCTTTTGCCTTTAAGGCATTCAGACATAGATGTTTGAATTCTATGTTCTTTAATCTCTCCATTCACAATCATAAGTAGTGCTATAATTAACTCTGTCATCAGTGAGCTCCATTACCGTTTGCTCTAACTTTATCTTTCAAATGCTCTACATCAGCTAATGCTTTTTCTAGTTGAGCTTTTAAAAATTCTATATTAACTTTGTTAGTCATGTTTTGTTCTTGAGTTATTTCTAATTTTTCTGTAGTTTTATATAAATCCTCTATTAGCATATATTGTTCTTGATCTGTAGGAAGTTGTTCTGACTTCTTTAATAGATCAGCTTGAAACAATTCTCTAGAAGTTTCTAAACTTGTTAACCTTGATGTAACTTCTGTATATGCAAAAACACCCATAGCAACGCCTGCTACTATTGCTAGCATATTTTTCATAGGCATACTTATTGATGTATTTTCACTAATCTTCATTATTTTTTTTTGGTTTAGGTAAAGGTAATATCACATTTTCTTCTTCAGTTAAATACTTAGGTATAATTAGCTTCTTTTTCCCTGAATTTATGAACTTATCTCCCATTAATTGAACGTCTGGATTCTCTTTTTTGTAGTCATCTTTCATATCATCCCAAAGACTTTTAGAATTTTCTGGTCTAGTGTTATCTCTTGCAGGAGTCACACCTCTGCATTTAGCTACTAATAAATCAAAGTTTGAATTGTATGCAAGACTTGGATTACTATTAACTCTACCACACATTTTCATTAATTCTAATTGTTGTTTAATTGATACGTTTTCTTTCATAGTTTTACAGTCTGTGCCTAAATATTTTCTGTAAGTAAAACTTAAATATTGTTGTTCATTTGTGCTACTGTCAGAATAATTATAGTCAGTTTCTCTTTTATCAGTTCGTACTTCTAACTCTCCACATCTTACACCATAGTCGTTAAGATATTCGTTTTTAGGATATGCAGGCTCTACAAATAAAACTAATATTGTAAAAGCTAAAACAAGTAACCCTGTAAAATAATAATTCATCTTGAGAACCTCCATACATTACCTGTTTAAATCTTTAATATCATAGTCATGTTCTCTGACTTGATCTGCTAATTGTCTGTATAAATTTTCTGCCATCTGCCATGTAGATTCAGCAGAAGTTAGTCTTGTGTTTTGATCTACAATTTTATCTTCAGCAACTTTTAAATCTCTTTTTAAATCTATAATTTGTTGTTGATTAGAATTAATAGTGTCTGTAAGATTTACAATATATCTAACACCAGTAAATGTTCCGACTAACACCGAAGCTACTACTGGTACCATTACTATATTTTTTTTTAATAAATCAGCTAAATTCATATTTTCCTATTTTAAGGAAAACAATATATAACAAAAGTTACTAAGCGTCTAGCACTTCCATCTTCGTCTAGCTTGTCTTATTCTAGAATTAGGATCATTTCTTGTTTTAGCAGAGCTTCTTTTTAATTGTCCTGCTGATCTTGCACAATAACTTTTTCTACGTTTGGCTGCTTTACTTCCACGTTTTACTTTACCAGTTACCGCTGTTTTTAATTTAGAACCAGGATTAGCTCGTCTATAAGCAGCAACACCTTTACGTGTCATTCCTGCTCCTGATTTAGTTGATCTAAAGTTACCAGACTTCACTGAAGTCTTTATAGCTTTTTCTTTTCTTCTTTTAGGTCTTATTCTAGTTCTTGCCATTATAAACCATACCCAAAACCATCTTTAGCTCCAGTAGAAGCAGCATTATCATAAGAAGCTCCTCCACCGGTACTTTGATTATTATTGTTATTTCCTTGATCATATGCATCATTATGAATATTGAATCCAGTTTGGCCTGCTGTAGGAATACCATAAGTTGCCATATCAATTGTATTATCTGAACCTTGAGTATCTTGATTAGTTATATTTGTAATTCTTTCATTTTCTTTTTGTTGTTTTTTATTAAGAGCACCACCAGCCATAAATGGAATTGCAAAAGGAACTAATGCTCCTATAACACCATAAGTTCCAACACCTGCAGCAACACCTACTGTTCTAAAACCTTTAGATGTATCTTTAGATATTCCTAAATTATCTTCTATATAACTATCGTAAGCATTTATATTACTTTTTATAGTAGTTCCAAAATTTGCTACTTTATTTCCTACTTTGTCAAAGTCCCATTGAAAATTAGATTTAACATCTTTAGAATAATCTTTTGTAATATTATTATTATCATTACCTTGATTAACTACTGGACATATACCATTAACAGACATTCTTCCATCAGCACATACATATTCAGCCATATTATCTACCTTGTCCTTTATATCTATTTTGAGATTTTTGTAACTTCTCAGATTTGTTTTGAGATTTCTTATGAATGCCTGGCCTTTTTTTAGGCTGATCTCTAGGAACGAAGTGTGTAAACTTCTGCTTAGCCATTAGTCTTTTTTCTTTTTACCAATATCTATTTTAATAACTTTAGCTTTTTTCTTTTTAAGAATTTCTGTTATTCCTGGATAATCTTTTGCTTTACCTTTATAAAGAAGTCCACCTCTGTAATTACTAGATACATTAGCATCAACTGTTTTACCTTCATCGTCAAAAGTCTTTTCAGCTTTAGTTGCTATAAAATCATCATTTTCTTTTCTTGACATTTTTTTTTACCTTTTTCTTTTTTTTTCTTAACATAGCAAAATCTATACTTGATAGCTTGCCATCTTTATTTTTATCTAGTTTTTTTCTTTTTCCTTTTAACATTCTTTTTGACCTTTCTTTTTTTAGGCGCTGACATTCTAGAGTTTTGTAATCTACCTTCTCCCGAACCTGCACCAGCAGTCATTTTCATTTAAGCATCTTTTTTTAAATCTTTAATCATTTTTAAATTATTAGCATGATAAGAATTAGTACCTGATTCTTTAGTATCATAAACAGCTTTATTTTCGCCTTTATGAGTTGGTGCTTTAATTCCTTTTTCTTTTAAAATTTTAACATCTTTATCAGATGCTGGAACCATATCTCTGTAATTATTATCTGACATGATTAACCTCTTTTAATTTTTTTTATAAAAGCCATGTTGTCACCATGAAAATCAGAATTGCCTTTAGTCTTGTCCTGAATAGTTTTTGCAGCAGCTGCATCCATATGTGGTGGGTGAGCTTGTGGTCCAAAACCTGCAGCAGCTCCACTTGAATTGTACTGAACAGGTGTTCTAGTAGTTTTTTGTGTAGTTGTCATTAATAGATTCCTCCAGTTATATTTATTTTACCAATGAAATTTTCCATTTCATTTTCTCGTCTTGTTTGTTCTTTTACTACTTCGTCACCTGGATCTTGCATAGCTTTTTTAATCATAGCAGCTGGCTCGATAGCTCCAGGAAATTTTTCATAAAATCTTGCATTAGATTTTTTAACATCTTCAACTGAAAAGTTTTTAGTGTTATGATTACTAATCGCTTGCCTCGTAAATGGATTCTTACTCATTTAAGTCCTCCGTTGTACTTAATTTTTTATTTAATATACCTTGAAAACACGACTGTGTAAAGGTCGGAAGTAACATTTCGCTAATAGGATTTTTATTATGGCCACAAGACCACGAAATACAAGGAACTCCCTTCTCGTCCCAGGCTACTAGAGCATATCCTTTAATATCTACTTTATCACTAATCTTGATACATGCATCATGAAAAGCATTAACTACTTCGTCATCTTGACGTTTTTCTACTTCTTTAGTAGTAAGTGGTTTTTCTTTAAAAGGTCTAAACCTATTAAGAGTAATAATGTTTGTCTTTTTTTGTATATTTTCTTTGTTCATAATCTTCATCGTCAGGATCATCAGGATGTGTTACTAAAAAGCCATCACGAATACGTATTAAAGCTTGAACACAAGTATCGTGTATGTCATCATGTTTTCCATAAGGAAAAGATCCTGATTCATCTAATACACTTTTAGTCCAATCTTCGTCCATTGTAAAGACTAATCCACCTTCAAACATAGGAGCAATAGCGTGAGTTCTTGAAATTTTATCTCTATCTGGATTAAAAGTAACTACAGGAACTCCTGATCTTCTCATATCTTGTATTAAACTTTGGCCTGAAGCTCGTTGTTCTATAAGTACTTGATCAGGTTTCCATTCATCATAACTCTCTTGTGCTCTCTTTCTTAAATCAGGATACTCTAATCTTTCTTTCCATGCGTCTAATAATATTGCTGCAGCGTAAGGTACATTATTTTCATCACGAGCATTAAATACTCCCCAAGTAGTGCAAGCAGAAAAGTCAGCAGAACTTTTTGTAGAAAAGGCAGTATCATAAGATTGAAGTACATAAGATAACGAAGGTATTTTTTCTTCTTCATAAATATTCCACCACTCTCTTTTGATAATGGATCCTTCATCATTACTTGGTTGTTGTTGATAAAGAGCTTGCCATACACGTTGACCTACTGTATCTTTAATTTTTTCTAAATCTTTTTTCGAATAAGCCTCAGGCCATAAAGCATTGCCTTTATCATCTATCGCAGGTAAATCTAAAACTTTCCAATCTTCTTTACTCTCTGCTAATATGTGTCCTGCTAAATCATCTTGATGCCATCTTGTTTGAATAATTATAATTTTTCCACCAGGTTGAAGTCTAGTGTAAGCGACTGACTTATACCATTCTACTAGATTACGTCTTTGTGTCTCGGACTCAGCATCTTCTCTACCTTTTATAGGATCATCAATTATAAGTAAATGAGCACCTCTACCTGTAATAGCACCTCCTGCACCTACAGCAGAATAAGTTCCACCTTGCATAGTGTGAAATCGTTTAGCTGAACTTGAATCAGCACGCAAGCCTACTTGAGGGAATACACTATTAAAATCTGGAGAGGCTATCTGATTACGAACCTTACGACCAAAGTCATCAGCAAGTTCTTGAGCATAAGTAGATTGAATTACAAACTCTTTAGGATTATTTCCTAAATACCATGCTGGAAAGAACTCTGAACATAGCATACTTTTTCCATGCCTTGGTGGCATAAACACTGCTAATCTATTTATCTCTCCTTTTTCTAAAGCTTCTAAATTTTTTGCAATTAATTTTATATGTGCGGGATCCTTGTAACCAGGATATATGTGTTTTGAATAATCTAATAAACTATCTCTTGATTTAGAAGTTGATAGTATCTTAGTTAAATGTTCAATAACTTCTGAAACTCTAGGATCTTTAGTCTTTTTGTATATCTGAATAGCTGACTTTAACTTTTCCTTGATCTGAGATTTTTGCATTTTGTTTTCCGGCTCCTATCGCTCCAGCTTTTTGATACTCTAAAAATTTTTCTTCTAATTTAATAAATGGTTTAATCTCTTTTTTAGTAATTTTTTTCCAATGTAAAGAAGATTGTCCAATTTTATCCATAAACCAAGATAACTTACTTGCATCTGCAAATCTGGCATTTACCATTTTTTGATGATGAAGATCACCTTCTTGATCAGGGTTACCTTCTTTATAAATTCTTTCTTTAAAAACATCATCGTCATTGTTACCAGTAATGTCTGCTCTATCATGAAAAACTTTTATATCAACATCTTGCATTATATCTAACATGTAAGCAATCTCAGAGACCCATGCATCATTTTGACCATGTAGACTTAAATGATCTAAACATCTAAACCAGTCATATGGAATTATAGGAAAGATACTATAAGGATGTCCAGTTTGTTCTTTTACTTTTAAAAGTTTAAATTGTCCATCAAATTTATTTATTTCTAAATCCCAATGTTTAGTTTCCATAATTGCATCATCATTAAAGAACATGATCCACGTACCTTGAGCATATGAACATAAAGCATTATTATATAAATGTAAGTTCTCATATCCTTGTCTTTTAAATTTTATTACAGACCTAGCAGGATGTTTATCATCTTTTAAAAAATCTATACTTTCTTGATCGTCATCATCTACTCCATAAAGTAGTTGAATTTTACTTGGATCATGTGCATTATCTAGTAATGATTCTACACATTTTTTTAATAAGGGAACTCTCTTCCTTGTAGGAAGCAAAATAGAAATAGTCATAACTTTATTTATTTTGTTTCTGATACTATAGAAACAAAAAAGTTTGCCCGCCATCACCCCTATTCAAGTAAGTCTCCCTACAAATGAATATCGCCTAAAATTTTTTTTCTAATATCTCATAAAAAAACTTATCTGTATCCTCTGTTACCCAATCTTTGTTTTCTACATTCCACTCGTTGTTTTGTACTTTGTAGTCGGGAATTTCGTTTCTCGTAGTGAATGAATTAACATGCCATAGTATTCTGTTATTTGGCTGAGCAGCAAAATTACCATTGTCAAGTTCCAATACATGAGCGCACTTATGCTCCTGAGGAATTTCAGAATGATCTGTATCAAGAAGATTGGAATCAGGGTGACACCAATCAATAGTAAACAAGTACTCACCGTGATAAAGTTTTTTATCTTTTCCAAAATATTTAGCTCGTTGTCCGCCTAAAAAAGCAAACTCAGTAACACTATGATAATAATCAAAG